TGCACTATTGTTTGCCAAGGCACGTTGCCCTTCTCGTTCCCACCAGCTTCCAGCTTTTGCATGTCGCATCCTATCATCAGTTAGGTCAGACAAGCTAATCATAGCACTACGGCGTACACCGCCAACCACTACCACCTCACCAATCTTGCACATAATGTCGTGGCATTCAATACTAGTAAGCTTTCGACCTTGCGCCTTATTAAATACGTTGATTACAAAGTTAAACAACGCAACCAATGGGTCAGGGCCTGAAGCTCTGCCACCAAATACTTTTAGCCGTGCTCCTGCTGGGCGTACTTTAGATACATCCCACTTAGGAATCTCACCTGAGTACAGCAATGCAATAAGTTGACGCAATGCTTTAGCCCAACCTGCTTTGCTATCAGACACCACAATGGTAGTATCACTTTTAAACAGTTCAGGTACTTCAGGTAGTTTGTTGACATATTTGCTCTCAACGCTAAACCCTACACCAGTGCCACATAGGAGGATGTACATGGCTTCGTCAAAGGATTTAACATCGTCAATAGGTAGGTAGCTACAGTTGTAACCAGCCACGTTATCACGCTCTAGAGCCTCTCCAGCGGTCATCATAGCACGCATAGAAGGCATAACATCTAAGTTGTAGATAGCATCACGCAGTTCTTTGTACAAGTCTTTAGGAATCTCATAGCCATGCTTGTCGTCAAGATGTCTTGCCATGTAAGACATGTAGCGGTCTACTGTCTCGTCCCAATGCTCTCGTCTGTTACTAGTATCAATGAATCGGCAATACCGACTCTTAGCAATAAATGTTTGATAGTTGTCCATTAATCCTCCACTAATTCAGGGTCAAAAAAAGTAAGCTCAAGGATGCCGATGTATAGTTGTAGGTATACGCCATCCAAGGGGCTTACTTCAAATCCAAAAGCAAATCCTGCCATCAATCTCATACCAAACGCAAGTCGCATAATTTCCCCTTATATCCTGCTCTCTCTAAGAAAGACATATTCATCAATACTATCTTTGCGTCTTCAGATAGATACTGAAAAAACAAAGGGCCATATTTAGCTGACGTTACGATTTCGTCGAACGTTTTGACGGCGTGGATGAGCCACGCTTCTTCTTCGTTGACTTCTTGGTGCATTCTCTTTCCTTCTTGGTTTTCTTTAAATGACAAGGCTTGCATAATACCTGAAAATTCTCCTGTTCGCAAAACATACGATTGATGTACACATCCCAAGAAACAAAACCCTGTTGCGGGTCTACAACAGGGAGTATATGGTCTATCTGAAGGTCAGTAGACGTATATAGTTTCTTACACATTGCACAACGATAGTGCATTGCTAACCGGCCTGACTTTTTGCTTATTTGTCTTTTAACAAACGCAGCTTTTAATGTTTTATTCTTAGGAGGATAACGGCGAGTAGCAGAGCGCAAAGCACTTGTTATAAAAGAGCGCCACCTTGCCTCTGTCCACTCACCGCCATTTCTCATTTACTAACCAACGGGTATACTTTAGCCATTGCCCCAATGTGAGTACTCACACCAAACTGGTCTTTACACAAAGCATATGCGCCTTCAACGCGCACAAACTGAAATAGCTCTTCATTTTGAGTCTTTAAAAAAGAGCCACTTTCTAACTCGTGTAAAGGGGTTAGAGGCAAAATATCCCAATCTTTTACATCTGTCTCGCTTATCACAAATACTCCTTAATTAAAGGAAACTCGTTACTAATAATCTCTTTGGCTTGCAGTGCTACATCCCTATGCTCCTTCTGTGTTGCCTCATCTGTACGTATTTGGACATAGTGTATCCAGCTACGCAACGTACCATTCATGTACATCTTACTAGTAATCAATCCTTCAGGTAGCAATTTCCGTGCCACCTCTTTTGCAATGCCATGCTCAATCGCTCTTCCGTACACAAGCCTACATTCTTTAATGATGCGTTCCTGCATCATACGCCACCATTCCTGATGGTTCTTGTCTTGTATGGGAATGCTATTCTGTCTGTTTTCATGGTCTTGCCAACGTGCTTCACTATACTCATAGCCATCGGCTACAGCATAACGCTGACTAAACTCCTGAAAACTAAATGACCTATGGCGTAGCATTTGTCGTGCTATGTCACGTGTCGTTTCGATTTCCATACATACATTAACCATCTCAAATGGCGACCAATGGTTGTGTTTGATGAGATATTGTACCAACTTTTCATAGGGTTTGTCAAGCCCCTGATTGGTAGGATTAGATACCCTAGCCATATGTGCTATCAAACGTTCTCCATCAGGTGTTGCCCACACCAGTTTTACTTTACTCACGCAGCCTCCATATAAAGTCCAACATTACCAAGTGCATACCCTAAGAAAGCAATGGCAAGCCCCACCTGCCCTTTGACAAACAAGTCAAACGCTACTAGTAAGTAGACAAATCCAATTGTTGCAATTAACCAACTAGCCATTGTTCTTCTCTTTTAGCTTTGCTTCTGCTTTTGCTATGGCTTGATGTAGTGCTAATGCAGCTTGCTTCAAGTCACATAGCGGGTTATCAAACTCCCCCCCAGCTAAAACATTATTAATGGCATCTGATGCTTGCCTCATTACTGAGATGTTACTGTCAAGTGGTTCTGCTTTATCCTCATCAGTCACTTTCAATCCAAAGCGTCTTAGGATTTCATGTTTGGTCTGACGATGAAGCCCCACCTCGTAGGCAATGTCAGCGCATTCACGAACAATCAAGTGGCAAAAGTTTACCAGAGATTCGTCATCTGCATCAGCCCAAGCAAAGACAACACCTTCGGGATGCCATTCTTCGTCCTCCCATGCGACAAACCCAGCCTCTATGCCTAAGCGTTTAATGTTAGCATCCATAACTATTCCTTTCGACTGTTGAACATAGCGGGGCATACCTAGGTATTGCCCCCCATATTTTTACCTATGTTCAAGAAGGAAACTTACTTCTTTTTGCGAGCTTTGACAGATGACTTCGGAACCTTATATGGAACACCACTCACTTCCACTTCGCCTTCTTCATCCTCTTCTAAATCCATGTTATTAGTATAGCTTTCTATTGGGATGAAACGTAGGGACAACTCTCCATTCTCGTAGCGAGCTTCAAAGCCACCTGATGAAAGTGTAGTTTCTCTGTTATAAGCTTCCATAAGCAAGTCTCGTGCCATTTTCCACATGGCGTGTTGCGTAGGAATGCCATCACCCATAGTGTCTACACCAGTAGCCCATTTCCATCCTAGCTTGCTCATTAGTTCTTCAGTTTTGCTGAAGTCGTACAGGGCTAGCGTTCTTTCTATCATCGTGTTCGTAGTCTTCAAGAAGTTCTCCGTAAACATATTCCTTTACCTCCAAAAATGATTCGTCTTCAAATGCGTTATTAATAACTGTCTTCTTCCTCTTCTTCCCAATCTTCTCCAACTCCGTCGTCTTCTTCGTCTTCTTCAGATGGGTCTTCCTCAATGTCGTCATAATCCACCATAAACTTGTTGTAGTTTGCAACCAAGACATCAGGTAGTAGTTTCATAATGTCCTCCACAGATAGTCCAAGTAGTGTTATAAGTTCAGCCGGGTCATCGTAGTTCTCCTCTATGATAGCAGTTACTCGTAGTAGTTTGTCGTGGTACTTCATCCATACTTTCTCCCTAAATATTCTACACTAAGAAACATCTCGTCAAATGCTCCATCCTGTACTTCATGCAGCATTACTAACCCCCGCCAATGCCGATTACTGAGCTTATCCATGTAGCTTTCATCGTGCATATAATAACTACCGGCAATAATAGAGCATATAGCAGTTCCATCCGCACGCTTACCATAGGCCACTGACTTCCCCTGTTGATGCCCTGCAACGCAAGACATATGTAGCTTACTAATAATAGCATTAGGGGAGGAAGCAGGTCTACCAAGTGCTCCGACAGGCCAATAGTGATTGAAGCCAACACCATTAATGAATACGGGGTGAAGGAAATCGTACACCTCCCAATCAGCCTGATAACAAAGGTCATCTGTGCTTATCACTCCTTCAAGCATGGGGTTGTTATTAATAGCACGATTGATGCGGTTCTCGTGGTTACCCATAAGCATCACCATGCGTGGCTTGTATGCTTTCTCTTTGTTACGCTTAGATTTAGACTGATAGTCACGCAAAGGCTTAAGCATCTTTTGCATAGCAGTCTTAGCAACCTCTACATCTTTCTTGTAACGCAACCCTTCAAAGTATTTACTACCTCGTGTGTCGTGACTAGACAGGCTAGGCATGTCAGCAAAATCACCCAGACATACGATGACATCTGGTTTGTATTCTACCATAGCTTTTCCTGCCCAAGTAAGGTGCTCTGTTGGAACACCCTCTTTAACTTGACAATCAGGTATTACTAGTATCTTCATTGGTTACCTCTGGAACACGTGGAGTATCCACAACATCAACAAGATGGACAGGCCCACTACTATACAAGAAAGTACGCATCTGTGGAAAGCATTGTTTTTTGTACGAACAATAGCTACAAGACGCACACAGCTTTGTATTGCTACTAGTAGCAGACTGTGGAACAGGTTTAAAACCTGGAAGAGTTTCAAAAGATTTTTCTGACACACCCTCAATAGAATGCTTAACTTGGGTGTTAAACAATCCTCTATGAGTTTCAATAGGGTAGTACCCGACATGACCTAGTTCTTTCTGAATAGTAACAAACCCAGCAGAATCATTAGCAAGAGCAGATGCATAGCCGTTCAACTGTTGATAGTAGCCAAACGGGTCTTCAACCAATCCCTTTTTAAATTTTTCTTCTGAATACTTGGTGACACTTTTAACATCTACAACTACTCCATCAATAATGGCGTCAATGCGCCCTCTTACCCACCACCCGTCACCAGCTTCGTAAAAAACTTTTTCTTGTTTATGACTAACTTCGTGACCAGCATCCTCGGCAACTTGTAGTACCAGTTCTTCTAGAATATCTCCATAGAAAAACTTTAGCAACGTGTTGCCATCCAACTGTTCTGCTTGTTCGGGTTGATTATATTTAAACCACTGACGACGCAAGCATGGGTCACCTACCTCACTAAAGTAGAGCACCTTCTCCTCACGTTGTTTGTCTCGTGGTGTAAACCACTTGTCGTAGCTAACATTCACATTGTTGTTACTAGTAGCAGGGGCTTTCGCCCCCTTTACTACTTCGTAAATGTCATCTACAAGAGATTCAATCTTGGGACGCATCTTCACTCATTTTCTCCGCTTCAAGGGCTTCAAGGTCACCACAGCTATATGCCTCAAACATACGTGCTACGTTGATGATTTGCTCTGCAAGTTCTTCAGGAGTTTTGCCTTTACCATTAGTCTCAACAACCAGCTTAGTAGCATTGGTCACAGAGTTCTGACGTACAATGGCTCGGTCACCATGTAGCAATGGAATAGGAAATACTTTTTGTGCAAACGCAGGTCGTGCAGCAGGGGCTGCAGCAGGTGCAGGAGCAGCACCAGCAGGTGCTTTGTTAATCATACGTACAGACGCATGGTCAATGTTCTTGCCATAGGTGTTCTCAGTATACTGAAAGTCAACCTCATCACCGACGTTGAACGTTGGCTTCTTAAAGCCATAGCTAAACCAACCCTCTGCAGTTTTAACTGAATAAACAGGCAACGGGCCTGACTTAGTATTGACCTTTTTACTAGTAACGTTCTCAATGATATAGCTCATAGTTTCAATTCCTTTTTGTCTTGCCAATTACTGCCGTACTCTACGCCGACAGATAACTTACATGGAAAATCAATGTTAAAGAATGTCTTCAGTTGTTTTGGTGCAGACTCAAGTACATTCTTAGCGATGGAAGCCACAGTATACAACAAATATTTAGGTATGTCAAGTACCACACTGTCGTGCACAGTCATTACTAGTAGTGCTTTGCTACTTAGGTTAGCACGTTCTAGTGCACGCAACAACGAACCTACAGCCATTGGCACAATGTCACCAGTAGCAAAACCTTGGATAGGCCAGTTCTTTAGTTCTGTAGGACTGAAAGTATAGTCTTTCTTGTACTCGTTGTAATAGGTGTGGAATATATACCTTCTACCAGTTGGGCTAATATTAGTATAATAATGTCTAGGCCCACTAGTCTTAGGGTCGTATACTATGCTCTTCTCTGATTCTGCAGTTTTGGTTATGCGTTCATGGTACTCCTTAACTCCTCGGTAACGATTGTAGAATGTTCGGATGAATCGTTGTGCAGTTGGCTTGTCACATCCTGACTGCGCCATGAGAGTAGTTGCTCCACCACCATAGACCAGCAGGAAGCTGAATCGTTTGAATGGTTTGCGTTCTTTGTCTGTTGGGTATCGTCCATACATCTCCTTGTAAAGTTCTCGGTGCATATCCCTGCCGTTATTAATATCATCAATTAGTTGTTGGTCATTAGCAATGTACGCTAGCGCAACCATCTCTAGTTGCGAATAGTCTAGCTCTAGTATAACACCATCCTTACCATAGCGACTGACGTAAGCACGTTTAACATCGCCCTCATCTGTTTGATTCTGTAGATTAGGGTTGTTGCTAGATAGCCTACCTGTCTTAGTGCCTGTGTGGTTTAGGTTAGGATAGATAACATTACTTGGGAAACGTAGCTTGTTTAGCCCTTCATAATATGTCTCCTTAATCTTACTGTTCTTACGTAATGAAAGAATGTGTGATGCAAGTTCATCACCTCGGTCAATTAGCTTACGTAGCACAGAGTCATCTGTACTGTAGTAGCCACCCTTACCTACTTCGTTGAATGGCGGATATTTACCCTCTCGTGTGTACTCAACCTCACCCCACTTGGTTCGTGGTGTGCCATCTTTCTTAGGTGTGGTGGGCACACGTTCACGTACTTTTTCAACGCCACCAAAGTAGTACAGCGATAGTTGCTTGGGACTGCTAGCGTCAAGGCTGGGAGAAATGCTAGCAATAGCCCTAAGATTGTTATTAATACTGTTTTCATAATCCTCCCTTTGCTTAGATACGTAGTCCCAATCGACTGCCATACCATTGCGATTCATCTCAATAGTTGCACGCAGTGCGTCCATTTGCACACCCATTAACGCCTGAATATCGAGTAACTCAGCTCCCTTAACTTGCTCCTTAAAGATGAACGCAGTATTCTGTACGTCCTTCTCCAAGTACGGGAGTAACTCTGAAGGTGGAATTTCATCAGTATCCACACCTCGTTTCCAATACTCCTTAATACGCTCATCTTTTGTTTCATCTGTTCCACGATATTTCTCCGTCAGTTCATCAAGAGATGGATACATCTCACGTTGACCCTCAAGCAAATACTCAGCTAGCTGTGTGTCCCATATCTTAGGTAGTTTGTCTGTTGTATTCCGATAGATATACAGCAAGTCAAACTTGATGTTGTGACCTACAACCAATGCGGCATTGTTAAGCTTGTCTCGGATGCTACTAGTATCGACACCATCAGGTGAGTATGACATAGTGTAGTCATCAGGATTTAGTGTCATGTACCCAGCGGCAATTACTTTGTTACCAATCCACATGGGATTAGCTTTGTGCGTACCTACAGGACAACGTATAGTTGTCTCTAAGTCTAACACAATTATTTCGTTCGCCATTTGCTTACGTACCTCGCAATTGATGGATAAATGTCTACCTCAAAACAACCATGCCTATGAGCTTCAAGTGTCTCAGTACTACCAAACAGTTTGTTCTTTGGTATGTGAATGAAACGTTGCAAGTCCATGCCCGGTTCGTTGCTCTTACCGATTGTAATGATGGCGTCTGCCTCACCAATCTTATCTGTCTTGCTACCACGTAGCTGGTTCATCTGTATCCACTTCTCTCCTTCGCCTGTTCCATCTACCTGACTAATTGCAATGACAGGACAATACTCTTTAGCAATGTCACGTGCCCACTCGTACAGTCGTCCGATACGTAGGTCATCACGTGCTTCGGTATGAAAGCCATGCACTTTGTCAAGTTGGTCAAAAATAATAAGTCCCGGTTTGAATTCAGAAAACAGCGTGGCTATTTTATTTACTGTGCGTATCCCGCTATCGTCATCCAGAACCAGAAACCTATCGCCGCCGTTCGCAATGAATAGTTCCTCGTAAGATTCAGGGTCTTTCAACAAGTCCATACTAGTAACGCCGTGGTATGCTTGAATGACACGCATCATCACCTTGTTACTTGATTCTTCGTTGTTAATCCATATTACGTGCTCGTCTTCTTTAAGTTGTGACATCATGTGTGCAGCTTCGCTAGCAACAAACGTTGTCTTACCTGTCTCAGGTCTAGCAGCTACGATGATGAAGTCACCAGTACGTAAAGGCCCAAGACTGATGTTTAGTTCTTTGAGTCTCCAGTTGAGTCCCTCACGCCCAACCACTTTAGAAATGTAAGATAGACTAGGGCTAACGAACACTTCAGATTTATCAACAGCACTACCAACCTCCTTCTTGTATTGTTGCATCAACCCATCAATACTAGTAAGGTCACCCTCACCACCTATACCTACCTTCAGGCATACATCGTATATCTGTGTAGCATAGTCGTTTTGAATAAGTTTAGCAAGAATGTCTTTGACAATAGGTCGTTCAGGCTCCGCCATACTTTTCTCTAGCGCAGTAAACGCACTCTCCGTAGCAGTCGTGTCTTTGATTTTCTTGCCACGTACAATGTAGTAGAACGTCTTGAATTCGTCTAGGTTTATCTGACTACGTTCCGGGTAGTTGTCCCAGTATGCACCAATAGAATCAAATATATCTTTAGTAATTGAAGATACATTATGTTTCTTAACATGGTCTTTAAACCTAGAATAATTATCTTTACTACTAACAATGGTTAACAAGTCAATGTCATATGCCATGTGCCAAATCCTTAATGCTTTGTTCAAGGTTACCCATAGGTATTTCCTTTGGTTGTTTGTTTAGGATAGCCGATACATGCACTGTACCAGCACTTAGTTCTCTTGTCAAGCGCCAAGCGCCTTGATGCCCTGCTTTGTCGTCGTCAAGCCACACTACCACATGTGTATACCCATACTTAGCACATATACCAGCAATAGATTCTTTGGGCGTAGTTCCTAGCAAACACATTGTGTTCGCACCAGCTTCGTGTGCCTTGTAACTACTTAGTAAGTCTTCTGTAATTATTAGTAATGGTGACTTGTAGTTGTGTAGATGTGACATGCGTGCAGTAGTGTATGTACTATACTTAGCGCTTCTATTATTAAAATTCCTAATTTGATAGCCTAACTGCAATGTAAGTCCTTCTATAGACGAATCAAATACAGGCAAAAATACTTTATTATCGTATGCGGTAATAGAATATGTCTTTACCATATCTTTATCAAACTCATATTGAGCAAGCCAAGCAATTGCTTCAGGAAAAAAGTCATCGTAAGCTACTGCTTTTGGTTTGTATTTCTTAGGTAGTTCAGGCTCACTTTCTGTAGCAATGCGTGAATGCATTGATTCAACTTCCCTAGTGTGGTAGTAGCCGCTGTTTCCACAATTGAAACAATGCCACAAGTAAGCACCATCATCAGTACGCTTTACATTCAGGCGTTGGCGTGTGTCTTCACCTTGTTCGCATGTTCTGTGTGAATACTTGCGTTGCTCTCCATATTCTAGTGGCAACTCCACATCATTGAGAGTCATCTCGTCTAGAGCTGGCTTCCCGTAGATTGTGTTCATCTTGCTTTCCTTTGTGTTTAACACGTTGTCGCTTGTCCACGTGCTTACCAGCATTGCGGTTAGGCGATACTAATAATGCATGAACAACTTTGTTGCGTGGACGACGGGGCATGATGACAGACCTAGCCGAACACTTTGGCGTACAACTCCTGTGCTGACTTTTGGTCGTCAAGCAAAAGCTTCTGCATGTATGCAACGTTGAGCGCATACTCAGGTGTGTAACGCTTGCACTTACGTGCCCAATTGATGAGAGTACGTGGTGACATGGTAAGTCCAATCTTACCGCTATCATACGCATTACGAATCAATCCTGCAAACCTCACCATGTTCTTAGCCAAGTCAACAGGCACTTCAGCCTTACTAGTAATGATTTCAATCTCATGCTTGGCAGTAAGGTAGCCGAGATAGATTGTATTGGTGAAGCGGTCAATGGTAGCCGTGTTCTGTACACCGACACCAGTAAATGCACCAGTAGTATCACCCTGGCCCACAGTATTACCTGCGAACACAAGCCTGAAGTCATCATGAGGCACTACAGTGCGGTCGTTGCTATCACCCGGCATCTCCTTTAGGTAAAGGTAGCCACCATCTTCTAGCAAGTTCTGCATACCCATAGCAATTTCTGCAGGCATCAGTTCCCACTCGTCAACTAAACACACAGCACCATACTTTACAGCTTCAGTAATAGCGCCATCTTCCCACACAGTAGCACCGCCACGTACCACTAACGTACCGAACAGGCTAGCAGATTCTACGTCACCTGACATGTTGATACGAATAAATGGGCGATTGAGTTTAGCACAGATATACTTTACCAAACTAGACTTACCTGAACCAGTAGGGCCATTGATAAGTGTCTTGTCTGCATCTTGCATACCTGCTACTAGTAATGCGGCTTGTTCCCTTTGCACTACATAGTCGCTATCCAGCTTGGGCACTAGGCGTGCAATTTCAGGGTTAGGATTGTCTTCCAACACGTTGACAGCAAAGTCGCCAATGGCAGGGGTGAATCCAAACACCTTGCTGAACAACTGCTGACCCTCACCAGCAACTGCAGGTTCAGTAGCAATTGACGTAGCCTTCACAGGTTCAGGGCGGTCTTTGCCCAATTGGGCAGCAATAGCACGTGCAACATTTTGATTGACTGATGTAGCCATTACAGTTTCCTCTCAAGTACGTTTAAGATTGCAGGGGTTAACTCAGACTCACTATTCACAACAGAATGACTCTTGTAATAGCGAGTAACATTATCATCCATGATACCAATAGCATGAATGTCAATTAGCTTATCCAACTTGTCAATTACCTCCTTGGTGTATGACCGAATGTCGCCAGCATGTCGTCTACCAGCAGGGCTACCATCAGACAATACTAGTAACACTTTACGTTTCTCTTTGCGTTGCAGTAGTTTCATACCAGCATATGCAAGTGCATCTCCGTCAGTATTCTCCCACAATGCACCTGATGCAATGCTGAACCTAGACACAAACTCGTTGTCACTCACTCGTTCACCGAAATCATTGAACACCCACAACATGGGCTTGTCTCGCTCAAACGTGTTAGTGAAGCCTAGCATTGAGAATGGTATGTTCAATGGTCGCAATGCAGCAGCCATAGCAGCCGCACCAGCACATGCCATATCAAACTTCTTACCACTCATGCTACCTGAGCAGTCTACCAGCAATGTTATCGCTGTGTCAAGTGTGTCGTTGGTTTTACGTTGCCTGAAGATACGTTGAGAATTATTAGTATCACCAGTAAGCAGACGATGAAGACTCCCATTGTGTAACTTGCCTTTCTTTAAACCATACTCATACTTGTCCCGACTACGCACTTGTAACCTAATACGTAACTTATTTGCCAATGGCTTGGCATTATTAGTAACATAATTGCTTACAGTGGCTTTGTTTAGACTTCCCGAGCTGATATGTCCACTTACATCAGGATGTTCCTTGCCTTCAGGAAAAGATAGTACAATGTATTCTGATGTTTTGGGTACAACATAGGCTCCCGACTTAACATCATCATGTGGCACATGGATACCTACACGGCTAGATTCATGCTTGTGCATCATGGTATCCATCAGCTTGTCTACAGTAATGATGTCTTCACCTTCCTTACGCTTTGGCTCACCGCCATCGCCCTCACCATCTTCACTACCCTCACCTACACTCTTGCCTTTGTCTTCTCCCTCACCATCTCCCTCTGCCTTGGCGCTACTAGTATCATCAGGCTGTTCGATATACTTAGCAGGGTCTTCTCCAAACACATCACGCAATATTTTACGTGACAAATCCATCACATCTTGCGGTGTACCACGCTCTCGTATGCTTACCAGTTCCTTACTATATCCTAGTAGCTTGTTGTACACTTCCCTGTTGTCGTCATCCATTGCCTTCAGCAGGGTATGAAACACCTCACTAGCGGTGTCAATCCAATCTTCACGTAGCGATGCATCCCACACAAACAGGGGCAATGTAAGTCTTTGTTGCTCACTTAACCCTGAGTCCGTAGATTCTAGATTTCGGACTACATCACTCCCGTAGATTGTCCAATACTTGTTACTAGTAACAACGTCACCAGCATACTCACTATCGTTCAGGTAGTCTATGCGGTGGTCTTCCAGCAGGTTATTGATGAATGCCAACAGCCCTTGTGGTCGCTCTTTCTCCAGCAGTTTAAAGTCACTATGCACAATGTGACTAGTCTCATGCTTGACGTAGTATCGGATACGTGTCAACCACTCCTGACTTGTATGGCTATGCACACGCGGTATCCATATGCATTTACCATCAGTGCGCGGTGTAGAGTCAACCTTGTCCCACTTCACTTGCACTTGTGCGTTTGCGGCACACGCAGATACGTATGTCTCAAACTGCATTGTATCAAGATAGTCCATGACGTTCCTTAGTTTATCATACTAGTAACAT